GCAGAACTCCTAGAAGCAAACATGGCTTACGACCAAAAGGTTGTAGGTGCTGATCTAGGTGTATTCTTCAACACAATCTTGTCATAAGGAGTAGGTGAATGACCCGACCACCATTTCAATACGACAAGCCAATCTTCGTTAGAAATCCGCAAGGATTACTTATGAATGGTAAACGTTATGCAAAAGGTGATCTCGTTCCTTGGGTGGAGCGAGGTTTGCCTAAAGCGAACATCGAACGTATGTATAACGAGCACCATTTACATCACAATGAAGATCTGGAAATCTCAGTAAAACCTAAAGTTGGTGATGGACTAGAAGAGATGTCTGTAGAAGAACTACACATCCTAGTCGATACAATCAATGACAAGGTTAAAGAGAAGACTTTAACGAAAGAAGCATTTGATCGCAAGAAATGTAAGCGGTCAACTATTCATGCAAAACAATGTGGGCTTATCCGTTCTTGGAGAGCCAACTACGGTGAGATAGAGGCTGACTAATGGCTTGGACATATGACGAAAGCGTTCTTACAACTACTACGGCTGCAGGTCGGTTAAATGTTGTAAGACTTCTGATAGGAGATACTGATACAAACGATCAGTTAATCAAGAATGAAGAAATAACTTTCGCATTGTCAGAAGCTAATGATAACGTCTATTTCTCTGCAGCTTGGTCAGCAGGAACAATTGCTGCACAATTTGCTCGTAAAGTTACTACATCATTAGATGGGGCCTTATCAGCTAACTATAGCGATTTAGCTAAACAGTATAAGGCCCTTTCTGCAGACCTTAGAGAACAAGGTCAAAAATACTCTATGACATCTGCTAGTATTCGTGCAGGTGGCATTTCTAATGCTGCAATCAAAGCCAACAGACAACTTACAGACCGTCCTGATCCTGCTTTTCATAAAGGTCAGTTTGACAATCCACCATCAGATGAGCAATACATTTCGGATTTTGACTAATGGCCTTCAGAGCTTACGATGTCCTTAAACTTGTAGAGGAACATGGAGAAGATCTTACGCTCCGTAAAATTACATACGGAAGCTATGATCCTCAGACCAGTTTATCATCTTCTAGTTCAGTAGATACACATTCCATTACAGGGTATTTCTATACATATAATCTAGGTGTTATTGACCCTGAAAACTTTGTAAGAGGTGGTCGTAAGTGTGTCATAGCAGCTTTAGGTTTAGCTGTTAGTCCAGACACTGACGATGAAATTACTGGCAACGGAAATAAAGTAAATATAACAAATGTTCTAACGCTTTATTCTGGTGGTCAGGCTCTTTGCTATATCTGTGATGTGAGTGAATAATGGCAAACAATCTAAAGAACGCAGAAGTATTTAGACAGGTTACATTCAAGATTAAACAAGCTCAAGAAAACGCAATACAGGATAGACTAACAGATATTGCACAGTTTGTTACTTCAGTTTCCCCTGTAGATACTGGCGCGTATGTTACCTCACATAGCATGGTTGCTAACAACTCAAACTCTCGTGCTAGGGGTAAAACATCCAGAGGAAAGCCTCGTAAACAAGACAGAGAAGCTATGCAACAAGAGGGTTTCTCTAATCTACTATCAGATATAAACGCTATTGATATGGACACAGTAACAAGAGTTACTCTGAGAAACGACAGTCCTCACGCAAGGTTTGTAGAAGATGGCAACGGAAGTTCTCGTGGGTATCTTGTATATACGAAAACTAGAAGGCAATTTGGATGAGCAGCATATATAAGGATATTAGGAGAGGTCTAGAATACAAACTCTCTCAAGTATCAGGCATCCCAGACATTGCCTATGAGAATATAAATTACGATCCGACAACAGGAACCTCTTGGGTTAGGCCAACCTTTACGCCAACATCACGCAGACCTGCAGTAAGAGGTAGTAATCCACAACAACTCTATTTAGGTTTATTCAGAGTTGATTGTTTCGTTGCAGAGGGCAATGGTCCTTTGTATGGTGACAACTTAGCCAACAGCATAATAGAGGACTTTGAGGCCACAACGGATATTACATTCAATGGTAAGATAGTTTCTATAGACTATGCTGAGAGGGGGGAAGGAAGAATAGACTCCCCTTGGTATTTCATTCCAATCAACATTGGTTGGTATATTTATGATTAGGAGAAAATAAATGGCCTTCGCACAGGGTTCACGTTCCACACTATCTTTCTTAGCAGAGAGTACTTTCGGTACAACACCTGCAGGAAACTTTCAAAACTTACCTTTCACCACTCACTCTTTGAACTTATCAAAAGACCGTGTTGCAGGTACAGACATTCAATCAGACCGTCAGCCAAGAGTTGACCGTCACGGTAACAGAGTTGTAGGTGGAGACATCGTAGCTGACCTTCGTCATGCTGAGTTCGACTTACTTACACAAGCTGCACTAATGTCAGACAATGATTTCGCTACAGGCTTTACAGCAGGTGACGGTTCTACAGCAGTTACTCACGCAGCTATCGCAGGGATAACACCGCAATTCTTCTCACTAGAAGATTATGCAGCAGACATCGACCAAGCTCGTTTGTTTAGTGGCTGTACTGTTAACACAATGTCAGTCTCTATGGCTCCAAACCAGATGGTTTCAACAACCTTTGGTATTGTAGGTAAAGAGATGGCAGTATCTGCTACACAGAAGACACAAGATGCTTCTGCAGGTAACTCACCTTTTGATGCTTACTCAGGTGACATCAAGTTAGGTAACGTAGGTTCTCTAGGTTCAGCTTTGACATTGATCACTGCTGTTGACTTTACTGTCACTAACAACTTTGCTCCAACACTGGTTATTGGTGAAAGTACAGCGTCAGCACTAGAGTTTGGTATGATCAACGTAGAGGGAACAGTATCTGCGTACTTTGAAGATGATACACTACTAAACCGATTCTTAAACGAAACTGAGTCTTCACTTGAGGTTTCAGTTGGTGACGGTACAAACACACTAACATTCTTATTCCCACGTATCAAAGTTAACTCTGCTGATGTGGGTGTAGACGGACCAACTTCACGTATTGTGAATATGTCTTTTGTCGCTCTTCGTGACACTTCAGACTTATCGTCCTCTACAACAGACACAAACACAATCCTGAAGATTAAGAAATCAGGTGCGTAAGTAATCCCTAGCTAGGGCGAGGGAAGTGGTTGTCGGGTGCTGCTTCCCTCATTTAAATAACCCGACTGTTAACTCGAAAGGAACCCGAAATGGATTTAATGAACATTGGTAAGATGAAAGAGACTTCTGAGGTTATCTTGTATAACCCTGTTAACTCAGAAATACTTATGAATGAAGATGGGGGCGAGATGTCCATAACAGTATATGGACCATATTCCTCTAAGTATAAGTCAATCTCCCACAATCAGCAAAACCGTAGGTTGATGAAAGCTCAACGTACTGGCGGTAAATTAAACCTGAGTGCTGAAGAGATAGAAGCATCTGCATTTGACCTACTGGTTAAGTGCGTTGCGGATTGGGACATTACTTTAGGTGGTGAGAAACCTGAGTGTACCGAAAAAATGATACGTGAAGTGTTCGAGCAATTGCCTTGGGTACGTGAGCAGGTAGACAGTGCTCTAGGAGACACCCAAGCTTTTTTGGACAGGTCCAATCAGAACTAGAGACTTTTGCTGAACAATCGTTCAGACTTAGTCGTAAGGTAAAAGGCTCCAATGCCACCGAAAGAGAACATTTAGAACAAGTAGCAAAGCAGTTAGGCAAAACGGTTGAAGAACTTGATACAAAATTCGTTGATGCTGTATTCCCTGACCTTGCTGCACATATTTGGGCCACCTTCCTTGAGTTACACGATGGTAGAACTTACGGAATGAGTGGCCCTAATCCTATCTCATACGATATTATTATGGGATGGTGTTACCTGAACAATATAAAACTTACCCCTTGGGAAATTTCTGTAGTGAAGTCTCTAGACAACCTATGGATAAAAGTTACAGGCGAAGAAGATGGCAACTGATTTAATTCAAATTAATCTTGATGTTAGGAGTAACATTAAGCAGACCACTGCTGATCTTGATAAGATGGGTGGGTCTGTTATTAATAACATCAATACCATCAATCGCCTTGAGTCTGAAGTTAAGCAGCTTAACAGGGGGCTAGATCGTGGTCGAGTGTCTGAAAAAGCTTATGAAAAGGGAATGGGTCAGGTAAACGCTCAACTTCTTCTATTTCAACAAAGGGCAGCAAAGGCAGCAGAAGTAGAACGAAAGTTTGGTCAAAATGCAGCTTTAGGGGGTAAAAGCTTAAATCGTTTTAATATGGTTTTACAACAGGGTGGTTATCAGCTACAAGATTTTATTGTTCAATTGCAGTCTGGGACCAGTGTGTTTACTGCTTTTTCACAGCAGGGTTCTCAGTTTGCTAGTATTTTTGGGCCTACAGGGGCTGTTATTGGTGCTGTTATTGCTATTGGATCTGCTATTGGTGGTAGTTTAGTAGCCGCTATGGGTAACGCATCAGAAAAAACCAAAACTCTTGAAGATAGGTTAAAAGATTTAAATGGCGCACTCGAAAACTACCAAGCTATTTCTAGTCAAATTGCTGACTCTGGAACTCTAAGAGAAGAATTTGGATCTTTAGCAGGAGTTATTAGAGAGGTAATGACGGCACTGCAAGAGTTGCAAATGATTAGCCTCAAAAAACAATTATCTGAACTTGGTGGTATAGGGAGGGTAGTTACAGAGACTAAAAAAGTAAGAACTGGGTCTATTTTAAATGTAGTTCCTACATTCTCCGAAGTTGAACAGCTTACCCCGAAGCAAGTTAAAGAGGCGGAAAAGTTTCTGGGGCCAGAAAGCGATATATTTGGTGAAAATGTAGCATACGCACAGCAATACTTAAGGCTTTTACAAAAAATTCAAGAGGCTGAAACTTTTGAAGATCAAGTGGAACCTGCTAAACAGCTTAGTAAGTTCTTAAGAGATCATGTTAAATCTAGAGGTGAAGAGCTAAAAAACCTAAACGAAATAGCAGCTATGCAAGAGGTGCTTCAAACAATCCTAAAAACCCGAGCTGTTGAGGAAAAAAATAATGTACATGAGATGGACGAAGCAGTTCGTGAGTTTTATGCAAATCAAGTAATACAAGAAGATAAACTTCATAAAGAAAAAATAAAGCTTGCGGCTATACAACAACGTCAAGAAAATAAGTTGTTTGAGATTAGGTCTAGGCTCAGAAGAAATGCTATAGGTACTATCTACGAAGCAGAAAGAAAAGAAGCTCTTGAAGCTGCAAGTTTACAAGAGTTTATACTTACAGGACGTAATGAAGCAAGAATGCAGATGTTACGCACGATCAGTGCGGCAGAACAACTCGAAGCTGTAAAACAAGGTAAGATTCAGCAGCAACTTGATGATAAGAGGCAATCACAAGAGAATGGGCGTTTTGAAATAACCTCTAGGCTTAGAAGA